GGTCTCTCACGTTCTAATGCAGCAACTTCTTCATCAGTTGTCTGCTTGAAATTTGTTACCCAGAATCCTCTAAGTCTTCTTACAGCAGAAGCCTTACGATAGATTTCCTTCAACCTATCTGGTTGCAACTGGTTGACTTTCTTTGCCAACTTCAGTTCCTTCAAACTGGTCTTCAGATAGTCAGCACTGTTTACCCTAGTTGCAATCCAGTCTTCGTACATTAGATAACAAGTCTCGCTTTAGATGTCCTCTTCAAATAATTTAGGTCAATAGCATTACACTTTAACTTTTCTTTTATTGGTTTGGATATAAGTTTAGATACACTTTCAATCTCGATACTATTCTGCTCACAGTAGTGACATATAGCCTCGATATAATTCATACCATTATTATCTTTGACTAACATCTCAATATCATTAGAGAACTTGTCCTGACATAGGAAGTTCTTCTTGAGCACTGCTCTCATTTCACTTTTAGTTTTACTCTTGATTGCCATTAAGTTTGTCCTCTACAAATTTGTTGATGTACTCTACAAGTAGTTTCATATACTTCATTTTATCATACTCTTCGTAAACTTGCACTTCTCCATTCTCACATGTCATAAGAATGACAAGTTTTTTAACAGGGATACCCGTCCTTTCATAGAACATACATGCATAAGCTGCTGCCTGTACAAAGTAATTCTCAATCCAGTCTCTTGGTTTAGGTTTTGCTGCAGTTTTGAAATCTATTATTGATAACTCACCATTATATTCTGCGATACAATCCACTGTACCTGCCACTCCCAACTCAGTTGAATAAAGACTTTTTTCGAGAGCGTAGATATTATTTATATTTGCTAAAGATTCTTTAGCCTGTAGAAATAACATCTTAGAACCAGGTGTATCAGGATCTACGTCCTTGTTCAATAGATGATTCTCTATGAGTGTGTGTACCTTAGTACCACGACTAGTAGATCTCTTGGTAACTCTGTTTGCTTCTTCATCACCAACTCTCTTCCTCCACTTCACAAAGATTTCTTTATTGAAATGAGAGGTGACAGAAGTAATAGAAACTAGTTTCTTTCCTTCAACATTATAGAGTCGTACACCATCCACAGTTTCCCTACTCAGAGAAGGGAGATCACATTCTACATGAGTAAACATTACATACCTAATTCAATTTTACTTGTGATGTAACTCCTGACCAAACCAGATCTTACAATGTCATTGACATTGAATTCAACTTGATCAAACTCAGGCATAAGTGTGATGATCTTTTGGAAATCTAAGATACCATTCTTCTCATTTGTTTTGATAAGATCAGTTTGTGCTGCATCACCACAGAACATTATCTTAGAGTTCTCACCAACTCTTGTTATTATACTATCTAACTCGTGAAAATTCAAGTTTTGAGACTCGTCCACAATAATGATAGCGTCATCCAATGTAGTACCACGGATGAAAGATGTACTCCAGAACTTGACTGACTCCTGTGTCTTTAGGTTGCCCCATAACATTTCAAACTCAGCATCTGTAGGTAACTCAAACATATACTTGACCATATTCTTGTAAGGAATTTGGTATAGCATAGACTTATCTTCATGGTCACCAGGCAAGAAACCTATCTCTCTTGTAGATACTAATGATCTTACTACAACAACCCTAGTGTAAGGTGTCATAGGATCTAGCACTTCCTTGAGTGCTAGGTACAGAGTAATGAATGTCTTACCTGTACCTGCTGCACCATACAAGAATAAATTTTTACCCTCGTTATAGAAATCAAATGCTATTTTCTGGTTGTCTGTGATTGGTTGCACATCAACCATCATGTCAGAATTATATGGTTTCTTCCTCTTCATTTGTTTGGTAGACATACCAGCACCAACACTGGTTGCCATTTTCTTTTTACGTGCTGGCATGTTAGAAGTGTACGGTTTTCTGTGGTTTTACTGTGGCACCTGGTATTTTAGATACTCTAGTGAGTACCTCATTCCATCCTCCATCAGTTCTACTATACACATCTCCTGTACCACTCACTGCAGACGCTGATCCCTGAGACCAGTCCTTATCCCAGTCGGGATTCTCTTTTCTCCATTCATCATACTCTTTCATAGTCATTGAGAGTTCTTTAGTCTCCCCTGACTTCATATTTTTTACTGGATACGTTGGCATAAACTTACTAAGTCTGCTGTGATTATAACATATTATATATTATCGATCAACCAGTCAGCAATTTTCTTATGTCCTTCCTTGTTCGGATGACCGTTAGGTGCTTTGTAAACTGTAGGGAAGTCTTTACCTATAATCTCCCAATGTAATCTATGAACTTTTATATTTGGTATCCAATATACATTTTCCATCACTCCAAAATGATCTGCCCACATAGCAATGAGATTAATATCTTTAGACTTACAATAGTAATCTAGCAGACATATATTTTTAGCAAGGTTCTCCCATCCATGTTTCTTATTATAGACACACCTATACCACCATCCCATAGCAGAGTTCTTCTTACTTCTTTGCACTGAGAACTTATTATAAGACCCATCCTTTGCAAAGTATTCCATGCGACTCTCTACTGTAAATTGTGCCACTACGGAGTCTACTTCATTATTCTCACAGTAGTCTATGGTTCTTCTTACTATATGATCATTACTTACACCACAAGCACTTAGGTTTACTTCACGGACACCTAGTCTATCGCTTACAACCTTACTAAATCTATCATTCAGGTTATCTAACTCATCACCATAGGTGATGCTACATCCACTAAAGCATATGTGCAAGGTAGGCAGCTCCGATTGCAGTACCACCGTCATGTGCGATGGGTTCAACGTAAATATTCTTACCAAATTTCTTCAGTAGTTTATAGTTTACTACACAATTGAGAAAACATCCACCAACTAATATTATATTCCTACCACTATACCTATTGACTAATTCACTTGCTCTGTTCTCCCATTCCTTTTGTACAAGAAACGCTTCACCTTTACCATAGGCAGACAAACCCATGATCTTACCAGCATCCTGTTGATCAAACCCATAGGATAGACATGCCTGTTCAAACTTCTTACCAATACCTATGTCTTCCTGAGAAAAATACTTTTTATGTAATGGTATACAAGATGGAAAATCATACACAGTCTCAATCTCTATACCAACATCATTCTTAGATCCATTAGCATCTACCACTATACAAATAGCATCCTCAAACCCAGAGTCATACCATGCTAGTGCAGCATGAGTAAGGTGATGACTGTTTCTATAATCTTTTATCTCTGAAGTTGGAAACCTTTTCTTTACTGCTGCTATGTCACTAGCTGATTGTAATTCTTTATCAGGTTTATCCCAGTAAGCATCAGCAAATGCTATCACATCAGGTGTGCCATCAATATAATCTAGTAGTGATTTGATCCTCCAGTCACGTTTCCTCCTAGTAATTCTTTCAGACTCTAAGTATAATTCTATCTTATCTCCTCTCATAATACAGATAGAACCATTGTTAGATAGGTTCAACCCTACAGTCAAAAAATTTGCCGAGATTTTTTTTCGGGTTTTCTTAAATGAAAAAGTCATTTTGAAAACAACTTATGTACTTCTGGAAAATATAGATGATCAAGTTCACTACCCTCAAAGGTTTTGAATGCATCCTCTGGTGTCTCTACTAGTGGTTGACCTGCAAGATTGAATGATGTATTGAATACTATAGGCACGTCAGTTATCTGATTGAATGCATCGATCAAACCATAGTAGTTGTGATTCTGACGTGATGTCACTGTCTGTATCCTACATGTATTATCTACATGTAAGATAGCAGGTATACGTTCTGCCATCTCAGGTAATACATCAACAGCATACATCATAAAAGGTGACTCCATCAACCCTCCCATATCAAACCAATGATGTACATGTGGAAGTAGGATGCTCCCTGCAAATGGTCTGAAAGATTCCCTGCGTTTGATTCTATTGACCTTATCCTTTCCATTAGGATCCCTAGGATCGTACAGTATAGATCTATTACCTAATGCTCTAGGTCCTGCTTCAGATCTACCTTGAAATATTGCTACAGTCTTTCGTTCACTAATGAGTTCAGCAACCTGATGAAAAGTTGCATCCTCACCTTCAATGTGTGACAGATCATATTCAGGACCTAGGTAAAGTGTTTTCATAAAATCCAGTTAGGTTTACGGTCAGGTTTACGCAGGTAGTTGGATGATGCCCACGGTTTTGATGAGATATATCTTTTGTATGCTGTGAAAGTATCTATGGTGTCATCGTATTTGTATTTGTCAGGCATAGCACGAGTGAACTTAGTAGGTGGTTGACTGACAGGAAATATATTCTGTGCATGTTTGATAGTTGGTTCGCAACTATGTGTCTTACCATACCTGTGTGTGTACTCAGCACACAAGGCAAGACCATGCTCTATCAACCACGTCCAGTGTGTCTGTGCCCAGATAGTGCAAGGATGATTACGGAATGCACCTTTGTCTGTCTTGTATGGTGTGCCATCTAGTTTAGGTAGTGTACCAAAACCATGACCCCACTTATCAGAACCTACAATAGATAACATTTGACATGTCTCTAGTGGCATCTTGACAATGTGCTTGTCAGGTAGTGCCTGTGCAGATATGGTTGGTG